CGGCAGCTACAAGTCGTTCGTCGCCATGTACATCGCCAGCCAGATCGCGTCGGGCGGCAGCGTATTCGGCAAGGAGACGACGAAGGGCGGCGTGCTGTACGTGGCAGCGGAGGGTCAGGGCGGCATCTTCAAGCGAACGGCTGCGCTGATGCAGAAGTACGAGATACCGGCTGCGGCGGAGTTTTACTTCCTGCGCCAGCCGCTGAACCTGCGCTCGTCGCTCAAAGACCTCGACACGCTGACGGCATCTCTTGAGGCGAAGAACGTCAGGCCGTCTCTCATCATACTCGACACGCTGGCGCGGAACTTCGGCAATGGCGAGGAGAACTCGGCGACCGACATGGGTGCATTTATCATGGTGATAGGTGAGATGCAGCGCAGGATCGGCTGCGCCGTCATGGTGGTCCACCACGCAGGCAAGGACGACACGAAGGGTATGCGTGGATCGTCTGCGTTACTCGGTGCCGTCGACGCGGAGCTGGAGTGCGTGCGCACGTCCGAGAAGGAAGACGAGAAGCGAACGGGCAAGATCACGTCGACGAAGATGAAGGACGGCGAGGACGGTGTCGAGCACCACTACAGCATGGCGGTGCGCTACGTCTCGCCGACGGACAATACGATTACGTCTCTCGTGATCGAGCCGATTGATGCGCCAGACATGGCTGCGTCTGGCAAGTCTCGCAACAGGTCGAGCCGCGTGCAGAGCGAGGCAGAGTTGAGCTTCAGCATGGCCATGAAGGAGGGGTCGATTATCGTCTCTGGCGTGGGGCCAATACCCGACGGGACGCGGTGCGTGAGGGAGGAGATGTGGCGCAACTACTTCCAGCAGGTCAGCGTATCGGAGCACGGTGATGCCCAGCGCAAGGCGTGGCAGAGAGCCAAGCAGGGGATGCGTGATAGCGGTCGCGTCGGCTTCTACTCGCCATACTTCTGGGAAACTGGTGAGGATTAGGGCGTGACATTTGAGTGTGACATATGGCGTGACAGTGTGACTTCAACTGGTTCTGCGATAGGACCGGTAGCGTGACATCTCACACACCCCCCTCTTTAGAGGGGGGGTGTAATGTCACACTGACGGTATCGGGACATTTATCTAGCGTGACACGTAGAGTTTGTGGAGAGGGAGAGTGAAGATGGAGCAGATGAGTTTGACGGGGCTAGATGAGGTGAAGCCGACGTGCGCGTCGTGTCACTACTGGTATGGCAATCGGAGTGGTGATCGCATGGGGTGGTGCCGAAGACACTCACCGAGAACCGTGTACGGAAAGGATCAGACGAAGTTCCCGGAGATGTGGGGTGGCGAGTGGTGCGGAGATTACCGCGAGATGAAGCAGGGGGATGGAAGATGAAGCCAGTTGCCGTGTTGCCGGTTGCGAGGATCGGCGTCGGGACGTGTGGGGAGTGTCGCTACTGGTTGAGGGATCAGGAGCAGGATGACAGTGGCGAGATCGTGGGGGAGTGCCGCAGATCGCCGCCGACGTTCACGGTCGTGTTCGTGCCGGAGGAGCCGACGCCGTTTGTCTCAGGGTCGAGCGACTGGCCGTCGGTTGCCGACGACGCGTGGTGCGGCGAGTTCTCGCCGAAGTACGGGAGGCAGTGATGGGCAAAGCGGCAGCCGCATCCCGGCGCGTGATCATCGGCGATCAGGAGTACCACGTGGCGCAGGCCAGAGCGCGGGACGTGCAGTACGCGCTCGAGCCTCTCGACAGGACGGCGAAGGAGTTCGAGGGGCGGTGGGGCTGCGAGCGGCTGATCCGTCTCGTCGCTCCGGCCACAGCCGCGAAGGTCGGTGCCGTGCAGCGCCGCCTTGATGACGCCATCGCGATGAACAACGCGGAGGGCGTGGCACGAGACGCGGCGATCATGCAGCGTGCGTGGCAGGCGATGCAGGACGAGGCACTCGCGGCTGGTCACGCGCCACAGCCGACCGGCGTCTGGTCGATTGACTGGAAGGGCGAGGCGTGGACGGTCGTGCTGGATCGGGCAGACCTAGACACGGTCGCTCGTGCGGCGGAAGATGCCGGGCGTGTCGTGTCGCTCAACGAGCTGCTTCTCGCGTATAACGAGTATCGGACGCGGATTACGGATGCGGTGAAGGCGACGTTCGCCGGGGCCGAGGTGGTCGCGATACGGCAGACGGAACTCGGTCGCGAGATCGACGACGAGATACCGTTCTAGGAAGGCGCAGGACGGCTGCGCGTGCGGTTTAGGTAGGTGGGTATGGAAAACGTAACGGATGCCGCTCAGCGGCGCTCGTACAGCGATACAGGGGTGGTCTATGGTCAGAGATGAGCTTGATGCGGTCGAGGAAGGGGTGGATGGAAACGCGAGTTGCGGTAGTATGATACCACCTACTAAGATAGTTGCGGTCAGGGATGAGAAGGGGCGCATCCAAAAGGGATCGACGGCGATGAATCCGGGAGGGTTCAGCAAGAGGCAGTTGCAGCTGAAACGGGCGATAGACGCGCTCTCGCTGCCTGCAATCGCCACGCTCGCCAGATTGCTCGACAGCGAGAACGCCGGGGCTGCGCTGGGTGCGGCCAAGGAAGTGCTTGACCGGAACCTCGGCAAGGTGCGCCAGCGCGTGGACGTGGACGTATCGGTCGAGCATACGCACGTCATGCACCTCGATGCGCTGAAGCGCCTGAACGACAAGGCGAGGCAGACCGCTGACACGATAGTGATCGACCACGTCGCGTCCGAATAGGGCTTGCTCATGCGGGACGTGACGCGGGACAACCGATAGCGTCCCACTGAAACGGTGGTTGACATATGGGACGCGGCGTCCTACAACGTCTAAGGCTTGGCGGTGCGGGAGGGGAATCGGGTGGCGGGAACGCGCCAGACCCCCCCCGGCCCCCCGGCTGGCGGGGGCGGCTGCTGCAATGACCCCCCCGCCCACCGCACACACAACGCACAGGAACACGAAAATGGAAATCGGATACACGAGAACAAGCACCACGGAACAGGTCGCCGGGTACGAGGCACAGCAGCGCGACTTAGCTGCAGCCGGAGCCGAGCGCATATTCGCCGAGCAAGTGTCGAGCGTCGCCAAGCGCGAGCAGCTCGACGCCGCGCTTGACTACTTACGAGATGGAGACGTGCTCATCGTGACGAAGCTCGACCGGCTCGCACGCAGCGTCGGCGACCTCGTCGGCATCGTCGACCGCATCGAGAAGCGCGGCGCATCCCTACGCATCCTCGCCATGAACCTCGACACGCGCACTCCCACGGGCAAGCTGATGCTGAACGTGATCGGCAGCGTGGCGCAGTTCGAGCGTGAGATGATGCTGGAGCGCCAGCGTGAGGGCATCGCGAAGGCGAAGCGCGACGGGAAGTACCTCGGGCGCAAGCCGACGGCGATGGCCAAGGGCGACGCCGTGGTCGAGCTTATCGCGCAGGGTATGGCCCCGACGCAGATCGCCAAGCGCTTGGGCATAGCGAGATCGTCTGTCTACCGCGTGATCGAGGCCAAGCTGCAGCCATAGCGTCACCCCCACCCCCCCCTACCCGTCACGATATTTCACAGCGCGTCACGAAAATTCACAAAGTTGTGGTATTCGTGACGCGTTTTCATGTGGCGGGACAGCGATATGGTTGAGCGGATACCGTTGCGCGTGAAGCAGATCGACCACCTCACGCGCAAGATCATCGTGCGCGAAGATGGGTGCCACGTGTGGACGGGCACGATATCGCAGGGCGGGTATGGCGTGATGGTGATCACGGACGGCGGTCAGCGGATACGCGCCCGTGCGCACCGCATCGCGTATCAGATTGCGCACGGCGAAATACCAGACGGGTTGTACGTATGCCACAGCTGCGACGTGAAGCTGTGCGTGAACCCCGACCACCTGTTTGCGGCGACGCAGGCCGAGAATATGCGTGACATGTCGCGCAAGAGCAGGGCGCGGAACGAGCACAATTACGAGGCGTCTCCCGTCGCGATAGAGATGCTGAAGCGCGGCGCGTATCAGGTCGACATACAGCGGATCACCGGCATCCCATTGCTTCAGCTGCGCGAATTGGCTAGACACGTCGGCGTGGAGCTACGCCTGAAGGGGAGCAACGATGGCCGCTACTGACGCAGCAACGACGTTCGACGAGTTCATATCTCTTTATCGAGACAACCCCGTCGGCTTCGTGCGTGACGTGCTCGGCCAGTCGCCGACGAAGTGGCAGGAGGACGCCCTGCGCAAAGTCGCAGCAGGTCGCCGGCGCATCAGCATCCGCGCCGGTCACGGTGTCGGTAAGAGCACTGTCTGCGCGTGGGCCGTAGTCTGGTTTATGTGTACGCGCTTCCCGCAGAAGACCGTGATGACGGCACCCACCGCCGGGCAGTTGTTCGACGCTCTCTTCTCCGAGCTGAAGGCGCAGGTCAACCGCCTGCCCCCGGTGCTGCGCGACAGCTTTGACGTGTTCAGCGACAGGATCGCGCTGAAGGGTGCGCCCGAGAGTTCGTTCGCATCGGCACGCACGTCGTCGTCCGACCGGCCAGAGGCTCTCGCGGGTATCCACAGCGAGCACGTATTGCTGATCATCGACGAGGCGTCAGCCGTGCCTGAAGCCGTGTACGAAGCCGCAGCCGGTTCGATGTCGGGACACTCGGCCTGCACGATCCTGATCGGCAACCCGACGAGAAATAGCGGTATGTTCTACAAGACGCACCACGAGCTGGCGAGCGACTGGGAGACGATGCACGTAAGCTGCGTCGACAACGCTCTCGTGTCGTCGGACTTCGTCGACCAGATCAGGACGACGTATGGCGAGGAGAGCAACGCGTATCGCATCCGCGTGCTGGGCGAGTTTGCTGTAGCCGACGACGACACGCTGATCGCGGCTGAGATCGTCGACAGCGCGATGACGCGTGACGTGTCCGGCACTGAGCATGACGTGATGGTGTACGGCGTCGACGTCGCACGCTTCGGGTCTGACCGGTCGGCATTGTGCAAGCGCCGGGGGAATGTCGTGATCGAGGTGAAGTCGTGGGGCGGCCTAGACCTGATGCAGCTCGTGGGCGCAATCGTCAACGAG